AAAACCACCCGTCGCCGCCGCGCTATCGTCGGCATAGTCCGCAAGCGCGCTCCAATCCGTCGCCGTCTGTAGCGCCGTGATGTTCGTTTCCGCCGCGCTCACATCCGTCTGCAGCGTTGAAATATCGCCTTCAGCCGCAGTCACATCGGTCTGGAGCGTCGTTATGTTGCCCTGCGCGGTCGTTACCGCGTTGATGATGCTCCCGATCGACTGCGCGACCTTGCGCGGCCAATCCGCCGTCTTTTGCGTTTCAGGAACGCGCCTCATCGCTCGCCCCCAACTTCAAAATCGACCTCGAACCCCTGAACATAGGTCCAATCGGACCCGGCAGCGATTTCCCATGACAGGCGATGGTATCGGCCCGACGCGCGGAACGGGATGCGCCCGCTGTCGGTCAAGCCCCCGCCTGTCCTGACCACTCCCGCGCCCCCCTGACGCTCGCTCACAAGCAATTCCATTGCCTGTCCGTCTACGCAGTCCGTCACCGGGCGAATGGCTCTCACGCGGCTCCTGCGGCCCGGCGCAAGTTCCATGAAGCCGAGGTCGAACGCCGCCTCCAGCGTGGCGCCGCTCAGGGTTCCGATTTTGCCGCCCTGCACGATGTAAAGCTGCGGGTTGCCGCCCGCGAAAGACGGGTCATCAAGGCTAAGGGTCATCGCGTCCAGATCGGGGTTGGATGCGCTCACCCCTTCCAGCGTGTCGGACGAGGTGAAGGCGGAAAACACGCCTTGAACGTCCAGTTCCGCAACGCCCCACTTGTCCAGTTCGTAATTGTAGATGAACAGGAAGCCCGGCGAGCCGGGAACGCACCAAATCACCAACTTTCGCACCGGGTCCACGGCGGAAAAGATGCGCTCGTAATCGTCCGGCGGAACAAGCGCCTGGAACGTCCTGTCAACCTTTTCCGTGCCGATGGGGCGCAACACCTGCCCGTCATCCAGCGCCATGAAGCCCTGATCGGCAAGAAAGAACACCGACCGGCCCCATTGCGTCACGCTGCCCTTGGACGCGCACCCCACGTTGTCCGTGATTGCGTCGTAATCGAAGGGTAGCGCGCTGTCCCCGGTCCTGCTTTGCCGCACGATGCGACGGCGTTGCAGGATGACCCCATACTCACCCCCGGCAAGGCCCATGACCTCGCCGCCCACAAGCTGCGGCTGCTCGGTCGCGCCGCCTGACGTATCCCAATCCGTGTGGTCGTTGATGTCGGACGTGAACACCGAAATGAGGTTGTCCGTGTCCTGCCCGATGACGACATAATCGCCCACTACGGTCACGCTCTTGCCCGCAGGGCTGTCCGTAATCGTTGCCGCCGTCCCTGCGCTCAGATCGACCGCGTAAGTGGCGCTTCCGTTGACCGCCACAACGAAATTGCCAAACCCCGCGAACTTCCACTGATCGGTGATGGAAAGGCTCGTCACAAGGTCCGTCCACGACCCGCTGGAATACCTCTGCAGCTTCGTGCTGGTCCCCACCAGGAGGTAACTGGTCCCGTCGTCGGCAATGACCGCCGCCCCGCCGAGAAAGTCGCCGTCAATCGCGTCGGAAACCTCCTGAAAGTCCTTGACCGGCCCGTATCCGTCCACAATCGGAATGGCGTTCTTCATGCCCACGAGCGTCCCGCTGTTGGGCGTTTGATCCGGCAGGTAGGGCGGGATCGGAAAGACCTTCTTCACACCACAATCGCCGGGTTGCGCAGGCGCGGCCTGTCACGGCGCTGCCTCAGGTAATATCGCTTGGCGCTGTCCAACGCCTCGTCCCACAGTGCCTTGAACACCGCCGCGCGGCTGTCGTTCGCCAGATAGCCTTCCGCAAACAGCATCGAGCCGAAGAAATACACGTCCGGGTGCTGCAAGAGGATGGTATTCGACTGGTTCGCCTCGGACAGCGCGGGCATCTTGGCCTGATAGAGAATGACCACGGTCCCCGTCCAAGCGGGCCACACGCGCATCTGTCCGGCTTCCAGCGAATAGGCAACCGGCGTTTCCCCGGCCGCAAACTGCCGCCCGATCTCGGGGGAGCACTCGTCCAGCGGCTTGCCGTTGTAGGAAACCGACCGCATGAAGTCGTAATCTGCGGGAAGCGGGCCAATCCCCTCGCTCACCGCCACGCTCGCGCTCGTCTCGAAAGTCAGCGGGTCCAGTTCGCGGCGGATGCGCGCCTCGCACAGCGCAATCATGGACGGCGCGGCCCCCGTAAGGTCGCTGCGGTCCATCCAATCGTTGATGGTGGAAATCAGTTCGTCATAGCTGTCGAAGGCGAGGTTGGCCGGGACGTTGAAAGCGGTCATGCGGCCTCCTCGATCTTGCGATACTTCTCACGGCGCTGCTCGCGCTCGGCATCCCATGCGTCCATGCCCGCAACCGCGTGCGCGTTCGTAAGCACCTGCTTGTGAATGTGGCCCACTTCCCAACTAAGGCCGTGGTCGCACCACACCTTCGCCCCGGCCTCGCGGCACTTCTTGAAAAAGAACACGTCCTCGCCAATGATGCCCGTGCCGTCCGGGTTGGCCTTCAGTTCAAACAGCGGCATCATGGACTTTTCGCCCTTCTGCTCGGCGTGAAGCTGCAGGGCATCGAACACCGCCGCGTGCATCAGGCACAGGCCAAATCCAAGGTGGTCCACTTCCTCCAGTTCGCCCACCATGGCCTTTTCCTCGGTCGTATAGACGAGGTTCTCGCGGTCGGTCGTGCCGCGACGAATTGCCGCCGTGGGGGCCGTAGGCTTGCCCCTGCGGGCGTAGTTGCACCCGACAATATCGAGATTCCGGGCAAGTAGCCTGCACAGCGCGTCAGGCGGGAAAATGTGGTCCGCATCGCACCAAAGCAGGTAATCCGCACCCCACGCCAGCGCCTCACGGACGAGGCAATGCCGCCCTTCCGTCAGGATGCTCGACCCGACGATGAAGGTCTCGATGTCAACCGGCAGCGGGTTGCCCTCGCTGTCTTCCATTTTCGCCTTGTAGGTGTGGCTAATCATGGTGGCGAGGCACTGCGTGAACATCGCTTCGGGCGAGCCGTGGCAGGGGATGAGGATTGCGATTTTCAAGAAACGTTCTCCCGACCGCCGTTGAAGGCGCGGTTGTCCCTGTCCGTCAGCCATTGACGGATCTTCTTCTTGTCGTGAATCCAGCCCTCGTTGATGGCCTGGTCCAGCACCGTATCGGGCAGGAAGCCGATGAAGCGCCAACCGCTGTGCGGGTCGGGCGGCTCCTCGGCCAGAATCTTCGCGGCCTCGACAATATGCGCCGCGTCCTGCCGCGTTTCCGCATACGTCTTGCCATCTTCCTCGTGGTAGATGACCTTTTTCCGCTTGTCCGCGTCAAGCGTGAGGATTTTCGATCTTGGCATAAAAAAGGGCCGGAGATTGCTCCCCGGCCCCCTCTGGTCAGAGTGTCACCCCTTACGAGGTGGTGAGGTCCGCGACGATCGCGTGCGCCTTGGGCGAACGGCATTCCAGCGTGTATTCGCTGATGATGTCGCGCGTCACGGCATCGCCAACGCGGCCAAGTTCCTGCGGCTCGAAAGCGCGCAGATAGGCCACGGCAACCTTGCTGCTGTCCACGATGAAGCAGTCGCGGTCGCGCTGCGTGCGGTTCGGGACCACCTTGATGTCCCCGAAGTCCGACGCATACACAGCCGCCGCACCCTGCACGCGGCCGATCTGCACCTGCTCACGCGCAGTCGCACGACCCGTGAAGGTCGAGAACTTCTGCTTGTTGAACGGGCCGACCAGTGCGCAGTCCGGTTCGCCGCCATCGGTGAAGGCGTCCAGAATCGCGTCCTTCAGGAGGTCTTCCGTGAAGGTGCGAATGTCGCCAGCAGTCGCGTCAGTCGCCGCCGCCGTGGCAGCGGTGCTGTCCGCACCCGAAGCACCGCGCGAGCCGTTGCCGTCGATCCACGCGTTCATGGAGCGAAGGGTCCGGGCCGTGGTGCTGTCGCCCGCGTTCTGGCCGGTGTTGCCAAGAAGGATCGCTTCCTGGTCCTTGCGCAGTTCGAGCGACTTAAGCGACATCTGGTAGGCCAGCATATCGGCAATGCCCGCCGGATTGGTCGCCCGCTGCGTGCCGGTCACGGTCGCATCGCGCGAGCTGATCTGGCAGTAGTTCTGCAGGCGCGCCGGGTTGGTGGCGGTAGCACGCGAGAGCGCGTCACCTTCCAGCCGGGCGTTGGCGGTGTTGATGCTGGACAGTTCCTGCTCGGACCATTCGTGCAGGACAGCCGTCGCGCTGACGCGCGGGACCATCGACATGAACGGAGTGTCGGCAGGCGAGATGCGATAGACCTGATCCACAAGGTCTTCGCGGTTGGTTTCCACCCCGTAGGTGGTCACCGCATTGGTAACGAGTGCCATGATTAAGGCTCCTTAGAGAAAGTCTTTCCAAACGGCTGCACCGGCTTCGATGCTGCCCTCACGGGCCAAGCGGTCGCGATTGGCTTTCACCTTGGCGTTCTTTCGGGCGGAACGGGGGCTGGAAACACCGGGCTTTACGGACGGGCCGGGCTTGGGCTTCGGCTTTGCGTTGCCCGAGCGCGCCTTGTCGTATTGCATGGCTTTCCAAATCATCAGCAATTCAGGGGAGGTAATGGCGGTCTGGTTTTCCGGCGAGAACACGTCCTCGGGAATACCGTTGGCCTTGGCGTAATCGACCATGGACTGCACGAAAGGTGCGCCCTTCACGGGGTCTTTAAGTTCGGGGGCAACTTCAAGCAGCTTCGGAGCCCATTCGGCCTCGATTGACTGCTTCCACTGCTCGAACTCCTGCTTTTCCGCCTGCTGCTTTTCCGTCATCAGACTTTCTCGCTGCTGTTCAAGCTGGGCGAAGGTCTGCGAGGATTGCTGCCACTGCTGATAGGCCTGCTGGTATGCGGCCTGATTGAAGTTCTGCGTTCCGTAGCCGAAAGCGCGCGGGTCGGGTTCCGTCCCGGCAAGGTTCTGGATGGCGAAGGAGACTCGTTCCAGTTCCTGCAAATATTCATCGCGCTTGGCGTTCGCCTCTGCGCGCGCCTCGGCTTCCGCCGCCTTGCGAGCGTTGGCAATCTCCTGAAACTTGGCGTTCAATGCACGGGTTTGCTCCGCGTCACGCTGGGCAATGTATGCCTGCGCTTCCGTGGGGAGTTCCCGCCATGTCTCGGCCATGTCTTCAGGCCATGAAGGCGGCAAAGGCTGGGCTTCGACTTCCTCCGGTTCTTCACCGTCGTCGTAGCTGTCCTCTTCCGCGTCTTCATCATAGCCCTCGCCTTCGGCTTCCGCCTCCAGTTCAGGCTCGTCTTCCACCACCTCGGGTGCTTCTTCCTGCTTGACGGCAAAGCGCCCTCGGTCGTCCCGGTTCTTTTCGGGGACTTCGGGCACATCGAACGCCTTGAAGGCGTTGGCCGCGTTTGCAATCTGATCGTGGCGAGTTTCTGCTGGCTGTTCAGCCTGGGCAGTGTCTTCCATGGTTCACCTTTCGGGGGTTAATCGCGGGCCGATCCCGCGAAACTTGCTAATTTCCTCCGCATCGCGCGCACGTGGCGCAATTCGTTCCAGATGCGGTCACGCTTGCGCGGCAGGATGCAATTCTCCCACTGTTCGCGCAGTTCGTTTTCGAGTTCGTTCCATGCGTCCTTCATGGCCTCGTCCCGCATGAGGGACTGGGCCAGATAGGAGCGGGCGCGGCGCTGCTCGGGGGTCATTCCTCCACCCACTGAAAATTCTCGTGGAACACGCCTTCAGCAGCGATGCCGGTGATTATTTCGCGGCGCACAATCTCAGCAATCCACGAGGGCACAAGTGCGCGAGGAACAGGAGACTCCTTGTCATCCCACCGAAACCCAACGCTGGCGCTACCGTCTGCGAACACACCGATGACAATTTCGCCCGCCATGCCTGGCCATTGCGAGATGCCGCGAGCGTGCCGCATCATGGTCGCGCCCATGTCGTTTTCAGGCTCAACAGGCCCCGGCAACACCCGGAACTCAAAACCGCTATCTTTCATGCGGACTTTGCCGATGCGACCACCGCTCACTTGTCCAAGTCCCCGCCGGGCCGAAAGCTGCTCATCTTCACCTTCGCGTCAGCATCGGCGTAGATTTTCTCGCGCTTCAGTTCATATTCGGCAATCAGCCGCTCGTAGGCCAGTTGCGCTTCCTGCTCAGTCTTGGCCTGCTGCAAGGCAAAGTCCAACCGGGCCTCAAAGGCCTTTAGTTCCATCTTCGCCATCATCTCGCGCTCCTGGAACGCGATTTTCTGCTGGCTCTTGGCAAGTTCCGCCTGCGCCTCAATCTCGGCTTCAGACGGCCCCTGTGGCTGTTCCTCGCCATCCTGCGGCTCGATCAGGAAGTCGTCGGTGTTCTTGACCCCTGCCGTCGTGAAAAGGCGCTTGACGGCGTTGTAGACTTCCTTGGCCCCGACCATGCTGCCATAGGGCGATTCCTGAAGCTGCTGCATGACCTCAAGGACGGTCATGGCCTGCGACATCTGTTCGGACTTCTCGCCAATCCCGAGGCCCACAGAGATGGTCACGTCCATTTCCGGCCATTCGCGCGGGTCAACCGGAACCCACTGGTTGCGCAGGCGAATGACACGCTCGCGCGGCTGATACTTCGTCACCAGCGAGAGGATGATCTTGAAAAGCCGCGTCACGCCCGTCTCGGCAAAGATGCGCGCGACCATTTCCGTCCGGGCGTTCTTGCCCGAGGCGATCATGCTCATTTCCGTGGCGGTCATCTGCCCGCCCTTGCGCAGCGCGTCCGTGTCCAGGCCCTGACCAGCGCGCGACACGCCCGTGTTTTCCTCGGTCTTCTTATCCAGCAGTTCCATCATCGGAAACACGTTGGACGCGAAGAACGGCACAGCCTCGTAACGGAACTGGCTGATGTCGCGCAGAAGGATCGCCGCCCCCGGCGCGTTGTCCTCCAGGCTGTCAGCCGTGCTGCCGTCCGTTCGCTCGCCGTTTTCACCAATGATCGGGCGCGGGTTGTTCGACTTGTAGAGGTTGTCCAGCCCCTGCCGCCACAACACGGTCCCGATGCGCTGTTCCTGCATCGCCCTGTCTGCAAGCGAGTGGCCGAATACCTTGTGCGGCATCGGGATCGGGCAAAGCGCGGCGAACGGGTGGTCCTCGACCTCTTCGTTCAGCAGGATGGTATTTTCGACACGGACAATCCGGCGTAGTTCCGCCACGCCGTCCCCGTCATAATCGACCCGCACATATTCATCGCGCAGCGCCATGCGGTCATTGGCCGAATGGAAGCTGTCATTGCGCGCGTCGTGGTAGTTCTCGTCATCATACCGCGCATCGCGCAGCGTGTTGTCGTCCCCGCTCGACGAATAGGCGGGCAGGCTTTCCACGATGTCCGGATCAAAACCCAGCTCGATCAGATCCGAGCGCGTGATGTTGGACGGCACGTGCGCAACGTAGGTGGCCTCGTCGATGTTGCGGGCCGTCGCCGTGATGCGGAACTCTTCCGGCGGGATGTTCTCGATCTTGACCCGCCCATCCTCGACCATCTCACCCACGAAGGCGATGCCATCTTCCTCGCCAAGATAGCGGGGCGACATACGGACGATCTGCGCTGTCAGTTCGTCATTGAGCGGGATTTCTTCGCCCTTGAACTCCTCGAAGGTTTCCCAATGCGCCTTGACCACGCCGACCTTGGACAGCAGCGCGTCCTTGAACCAGTCGTGCAGGATGAGAAAACCGGGATTGTCCGTGTTGAAGATGAAGTTGATGTATTCCGTCGCCTGCTCGGCAATCTCGACATCTTCCGGCCCGCGCGGTGCAAACCTTACCGTCTCGTCACTCGACACGAACGGCTTGAGCAACGCCGCCAGTGCATTGTCCACGACCAGCGCAACCGTGCCGTCCACGACCGAGGAACCGCCCTCCATCGCGGGCACGTCTTCCATCACGCCGTTGTAGTAATTGAGCGCGCGTTCCTGCTCGGCGGTAATCTCGTTATCCGCGCCGTGATAGCCAAGCGAGTTCAGTTCATGCTGCGAGACGATGGACAGGAGTTCCGTGTCGTCCATCTGGTCGGCAGGCATGACTTCCTCGCCCTCCAAATCCAGGTCGGAGGTGACGTAAAGCGGATTGCTCGCCATTATTTCAGCAGCCGCTCCATGTCCTGTAAGCCGTGCTGAAGCGGACACAGGCGCAGCTTTTCCCACTCGTCGGGATGTTCGGCCCGGAACTGCTCCGCAATGCGCGCCAGCGTCTCGGCAGGGCTTGCCGTGGCCTTGATGTCCTGTTCCACCCTCTTGGGCGGACGGCCCCGGCGCTTCGGTTCGTTCATACGATGCCCTTTCTCATTCCCGACCGGATGGGGCGGGCGACACTGCGCGGCTCTTCGTAAGCCACCGCTGCCAGCCCGAACGCATCCGCCGAGTGGCTTGACCAGTCGTGGTTAGGCCCAAGCCCGATGTTGCGCTTCTCGTCGATCTTTTCGTGATACCAGCCCAAGGCCTTCAAGCCCCCGGCGCACTTCGTTTCGTCAAACCTCATGCGAGGAAACAGCGTGCGGGCCTTGTCCACCCGCTGCATCGCCGCACCTTTGCCTTGGTTCGGAACGACCTCGACCGTGTAGCCCGCTTCCTCGAAGGCCTTGCGGTAGGAGGTGTCTATGACCTTGTCCTGCTGTTCGCCGTCATGCGGCAGCCACACCTTGCAGCGGTCGGGCGTGTATCCCTGCGAGCGCATCCAGTTGAGGTGCGCGGCGAAGGGCTGCCCCTGCTGCTCGTAGTGGTTCACAAATCGCATTTCCAAGCCGATCTGCTGCATGGCCCAGAACACGAAATTGTCCGACTTTGCCCCGGTCCCGCCGATGTCGGCGTAAAGCCGCACGATCTGCGTCGGCTCTTCCGGGACGAAGCCAATGCGCCCCCGTTCCTTCGCCTCGATCAATGCCGGGCCGTAGTAAGCGCCCTCCTGCGTCTGCAAGAACTCGCCTTCCCAGATGTGGCCGTAGCTGTGCGGGCGTTCCCGCTTGTCCTTCAATCGCTGCCGTTCAAGGATGTCGGGAAACCACGGGTTGTCCCGCCAGTTCATTTCAACAATCTTGGTGCGCTCGTCATGCTCGACAAGCTTGCTGTGGAACCGCTTGTTGGTCGCGCTGTCCTCGCGCTCCGGGTTCCACGTGACCCACAGTTCGCTGTCTTCCTCACGAAGCGTCGGGATCAGCTTGACCCAAGCCTCCTCGATGACTGTCTCCGCTTCCTCGACCCATGCCAGCAGCAGCCGCGACTTGGACTTGATGCTGTCAATGTTCCGGTCCAGCCCGCTAAAGGCGTAACTGATGCGCCCCGACTTGGTGCGAACGTATGTCTCGCCAATGTCGAAGTGCGGTGCGAGCCAGTCCGTTTCCCGAATGGCAGTCTTGATCTCCTCAAGCGAGGAATCGCTAAGGCTGTTCTGAAACTGCCGGGCGCACAGGATGATGCCCGAGCGGCCCGCCATGTCCCAGATGTAAGCCCGAACCGCCGTCATCTTGGCGAAGGTGCGCGACTTGGCCGAGCCACGCCCGCCGTGTGCACCCCTTACGTCTGCATCGCCCTCGAATACCGGAACCAGCTTGTCCGGCAGTTCAAGGCTAACTTCCATCCGCCCTAACGCCCTTTAGCGCGATGCTAAGGGCCACGGGGATGTCCTCGCCGTCCTCGCCCGTTAGTTCCTTGCTCTGCAGACTGGCAATGGTCTTGATGAAGTCCTTGGGGCTTTCCTCGATCATCGCAGCAAGCGCCGCCGCGCCCCTGTCCTCGAAGGCCTTGGCGAGTTCGCGGAAAAAGTCCTCGCTTAGCTTGTTGCGCGACCCCTTGGGCCTGCCAGGGTTGCCGGGGCCGAAGCGCGTGTGAACGGGTGGCTTTTTGTAGCCAACCTCGTATTCCCGTTCTCCTCCCGTATTTTCGGGAATGTCAGCCATGCTCTTCCACCTTCCTCGGCTCCGCTTTGCGGTGGGCCGGTCAGTTGGGCTTATTCACCCCTTGCAGTCTTCCTCGGCCATCACTCGCTGACAGCCCATGTTCTCGCATATTTCGACAAGCGCCTCTGTGCGCGAGGCCAGCTCGGTAAAGCTTTGCGGGTTGGTCTTGCTTGCCTGCTCCATGCACAGGACGAACAGCGATGCGTCGGGGTCTAGGTGGCCTGTGATCTCAAGCTTGATCTCGGTCGCCATCGGGCCTCGCCGCTTCAATGATCTCGTCCATGCCGCAGGAAACAAAGTCTCCTGCCTTGTGCTTGGAAGCCATGTGCCTCACTTCAGGAGGCAGATATTCTGCCGGGGCAGGATCGTTATCGAGAATCGCGTCAACGCTACCATCACAGATTGAACAGACCTGCGCCCATATGCGTTCGCCTGGCCAGAAGCGGGCCTTGACGTAATCGCCCACGCGAATGTCTTTCGGGTCAACCGATATCGCCATCTCGCCGCTCCTGTTCCAGTGCATCCCTGCGCCGCTCGGCCTTGCTGCGCTTTGCGTGGCGCTTGTCCTCGATCACGCGCTTGCCTAGCTGGCGGGCTGCGATGACGTGAGGGTTGCGCTTAGATGCCGTGGTTTTTGTGGTAGCCAAGCGTCGCCTCCGCAGATTTGCGAGCGGCGATTGCGTCGCGCTTGTCCGAAAACGACCCAATCCGAACTGACTTTTGGTCGCGCCAAATGTAAGCCGCCCACTTGCGCGCCCTTTTATCAAAAGAAACGCCAGTGACCCCGCTCGTGTTGTGCCGATGCCGCGACATATTGCGCTGGTTTACCGCGTGCTCAACGGCCCGTAAATTCTCTATCCGGTTGTCCAGTTTGTCATGGTTTATGTGGTCGATGTCTCGTTCGGGCCAAGCGCCCGTTTCAATCGCCCAAACAAGCCGATGGACCTTATATTTCTTGCCGCGCAAAGTGGCAATGACTGCCGTCCGCAAACATTGAAGGCTCACGCGGCAACCAATACAAGCAACCCGCCTCGCGATCGTATCGCATCAGGTTGCGCAATTCTTCCGGTTTCGGTAATTCCGACTTAGCCATGCGAACCTCCTACGTTCGTGTTGGTTAGGGCCGAGCGGTGTTGGTAGCACCGTTTCGGCCCGATTTTTCTAGCAGACTCAGTCCACTACTGCAAGTTTGCCCGCACCACGTTGCCGCTAATTGGAATTGTCCGGCCTGGGATGTTGGGCAGGAGCCTGTGGCCCCAAAAGGAAACGCCCGCTAACCCTGTGTCGGTCGCGGGCGCAATTTTTTACCTTGCCGAGGCCATGCCATATTTTTGGGAAATTGTCAACCCTCATTCAACCATCGCCGAACGGCCCGCTCACACGCGCCTTCAAGTTGCGCCGCCTGTTCCTTCGACCATCCGTTGTCCAACAGCATTTGC